CTGAACGACTGTTGGAATCATTGGACAGTTTGTTACGGCTGGATGCATCAACTTTAGTGCGCTGATCGCCACCGTTTACAATGTTGCGATTACGATTGTCGCTATTGCCTGAGTTACGGACCTTGCCACCCGTAGCACGGACATTACCAACAGAACCGCCAGTAGCAGAACCACCCTTGCCACCAGTAGCAGTATTATTGCGACTACGATCAATGTTGGTCACACTACGATCAACATTACGTGTGTTATTGGTATCACCAACACGACCATTATACACATCGCCCGTATAAATTTTTCCGCCACGACTTGCTACAGTGTTTTTGTTGCCAGTAACATTGTTATCGGTTTTGTTGCAATTGAGCTTGCCATTGCATTTCTTCACGTTGGGTCTATACATCCCCTCGCCAGGACCATTGGCAAATGCACCAGAAGCGCCAAGCAACGCAACCACAACAACTGCTGTTAAAATTTTATTCATTAGTTTCTCCAAAATTAGGTTAAATGTTTAACACGGGCAACATACTACAACATTTTTAACCCTATGTCAACAAAAAACACAAAATATGTCAATTATATTCTGTACCGTTCTTTCTGAGTAAATATTTCTCACTTACACTCTTTAATATAACGCGCCCCAATTCAAGATCACGACGTTCCTCAACCGGAACTGTTACAACACCTTCACGAATGTTTTCACCCAAAACGGTTTTACCATCAGTAAGTTCCAACATTTTCTCCTTGCTGAAAGGTCCAACATACAAAACTGGAACCATTTCAAGATTCAGACGGTCGCAAAAGGCTACAAGATCATAGTAACCTAAATATTCCCCCCGTCCTGGCTGTCCATAGTATACATCAAAAACGCGAAATTTGGGCGTTTCCGCATCATACACAAACGCCGCATCCTGAATACCTTTACCGTATATTTCGCCAAGAATATAAAATGGTTCATCATCAAAAAAATATTCTTTAGCACGATCAACAATTGATTTATCATCTTTATCAATAGTAGCCTTAAAAGAACGAAGGTATAGATTGTTCTTGTTGGCTTCATTGTGTTTAAATGCTAGTCCCTTATCACTTAATCCTTTTGAAGTAATAACAGGCACCTCTATTTCTGGGTGATAACCCATGCAGCACCAAGTGCCATGAAGTTTTTCGGTAATATAAACATCTTCGCCTTCCAACAAAACATCAGGATAACGTTTGAAATTTTCAATATCATATTTAACGGTATTGCCGAAAGCATTGAAGACTTCACCATTCATACTGGTTGGAATCCTTGGCTCATATTTGGTAATGCCGAGGAATTCAGTGACATCATTACCTTCTGATACCCACAGTTTTTCGCCAGTTTCATTAGTAATATATTGTGTGGTGGCTACATCTTTTACGGTGGGCACGATTAATCCCTGCGACAACACGCCGCGCAATTTAATTGCTTTCACACGATTCTTCTGCTTACCTGCAAGTCTTCCTTCCAGACCCAACTCCTGCAGTAACCATTCAGGCACAATGGCAGCTTCAGGAATATATACCCCCAAATCACCGGTCTGGAACTGTCCTTTACGAACAATAGAATAGTAATCACCAACACGCGCCAGTTCAATAGCATCAGCATTAGGATGTTCTTCAATCGTCAATTCGTAAACTTTGCATTCAAAGGTTGCCATTTATTCTTCTTCCTTCTCGAGTATAGTTTTACTTACATATACTTTTAACAATTTTTCATATTCTTGATCACGTTCTTCTTTGGTTTCAAAATGGAATACACACTTTGTATGATCATCAATCATAAAGAAAATTTGATATATCGTTAAATCAACCTGCGAAAACTGCATTTTATCTTTTCTGAATGTTTTAACATGCTGCATATTCACTGGATAATTATTAAAGGTTCTGTTAAAAGGAACAACAATCCTGTGTCCCGGTCTATCGTCAACCGCTACTTCTCCGATATGAAAAGATTCTTTCTTGGGTAATATGAACATACTGGAACTATATGTTATTTTTTGCCTTTTGTCAACCTTTTTTTCACATTTTTCTTGCTTAATGTCGTCCCATCTGGTACAACACTGATAGAAAGATTAATTAATGCGGGATTTAATCGTGGGTCTTGACCAGTATCATTTAGCACCATTTTATCAACAGCAGTACTGGAAACATGGTTAGGTTGAACGGTTTCAAAAATGATCCTGCCCGTCTTTGTATTTTTATAAATGTAATGTTTAGCCATGATTATATTCCCTATCTCGTTGATTTTTTGCTATAATAAATACTTATATATCTGATTTGATACCAGAAAAATAAGGTACTTAATATGTTTACTCACATTGATATTCCCGAACTGCCAAAGATTATACAGAAAACTCAACCAAATGGCAAGAGAACTTATGTTACACCAGATGGAAATGAATACCCATCTGTGACCACCGTGCTTGGTGATAAGGAAAAACCATGGCTTGAAGATTGGCGAAAAATGCTGGGTGATAATAAAGCGAAGCGTGAAACTAAGCGTTGCGCTGACCGTGGGACGGTGATTCATGAGTTAGCGGAAAAATATCTTAAAAATGAAGAAATTACAAACAGAAATTACAAACCAGAATATATCAGTGATTTCAATAAGTTAAAACTTGGACTTAATAGAATTAATAATATTCGGGCACAAGAGGTCGGTTTATATAGTGATCGCATGAAAATTGCTGGTACCGTGGATTGTGTTGCTGAATATAATGGAGCACTATCGGTCATTGATTTCAAGACTTCCACCAACAATAAAACCAAGACGATGATTGATGATTATTTCAAACAGTGTACTGCATATGCTATTGCGTGGCATGAACGCACAGGGGAAGCAATTGAAGACATTGCAGTAATCATAACTGTGGAACGGGCGTTAATGCCGCTAATTTATACTGAAAAGATCGAAAACTGGATTGAACCACTGCTAGAAGATATAAACAACTTTAATACTAAGAATAAATAGAATAAACACGTTGATAGGGAATTCAAATGGATTTTCAAAATTTAGAATACATTAAAACGCTTTTTGTGACAGGCAAATTTCCGTTTCCTGACGAAATAACAATTGCTAATATAAAATACAAAAGTAACAAATCCTCTGATTATTCAGTTAAAGATATGATTGAAAAACAGTACAAGGCAATGTGGTTATATGTTACTGCGTCGCGGGAACAATCTATAGCTGCAGGACTAAATCAATTTATTGTATTTCTTTGGGCGTTTAGACCTGATTTGAAAATGGTACCCTATGATGTTAGAATTACATCTAAAGCCAGATTAAATGCTCCGATTACAGAAAAAACTGATAATGGTGACAGTGTTAATATTCGCAAGGAACAAATCGTTGGCGACATTGTAGATGTTATCATTACAAGTATCCCTGGTACTGAACCCATCAAAGGCAAAATTGATACGGGCGCTGATGTATCTTCATTACATTCAACTGAATGGAATATTAATGATGGGCGGGTTACATTTATAGCTCCTGAATTATCAAAGAACAAAATAACAATGCCAGTACTTGAAAAGCAGGCCGTAAAATTATCAAATGGTAATATGGAATATCGTCCTGTTGTTGAATTGAATATTAAAATAAATGACCAACAGTTAACAAATTGTATGTTCAATTTAAATGACAGAGGGGCTATGACATATCCTATTTTAATAGGCCAAAATGTTCTTGAAGCGGGTGGATTTATGGTTGATCCTTCTATTGATGCGGGCGAAGATCCTAATGTAGAAATGGGTGAAAATCCAGCAGCAGGCAAAGAAATGAATGCTGGGCCTGATATGACAGAAGACTTTGAAGTTGACTGGAAAACATTGCAGGAAGAATTTAAAAACGATATAGTTCCTTCTGATGAAGAAATGCTACAAAATATAATAGATTCTATAAAGAAATAAGGATATCATATGGCTTCACCAAAGTCTCCGTTCTATGTAAGTCAAAATTTTTTGACACCAAAACAATGTGAAATGATCGTTGACAATTTAGGATATTATTCTTCTGATGTAAATCAAGAAGGCACACCCATAAAAATGATGCGCAATCATGAAGAATCAGAAAAAATTGTTTATGGGAAGTTTAAATCATTAATTCCAGTTCTTGAAAAGTATTATGGCTTTGAACATCGCGGCACAGAGTTAATGACTTTTGAATTTATTACAGAAGGTGTTGTACCTGAAGCTGTTTGTGATAATTCAAAATGGATTAATAAAAAGTGGGTTAAAACAAAAGATAGAGATTTTAGTGTCATATTGTTTTTAAGTGATTATCAAGAAACCCTTCCGTTTGATTCTGATTATGAAGTATACGGTGGGAAATTAGAATTTTTACAACATAAATTTGGTTTCAACCCCGAGCGCGGTACTCTTATTGTTTATCCGAGTGGACCACATTTTATTAATGCCATATCAGAAATATTCGCCGGTGATTTATTCTTGGCAAGGTTTTATCTTGCTGGGCAAGCTCCTTTCTTATATCAGCCAGACCAGTTTCCCGGAAATTATCTATCTTGGTTCTCTGATGTTTCATAAATAATGTTATGAAAGTTAAAGAATTGTTAGAATTTATTGATGACGAAGAATCACCAAGGAATTACCCCAATCCGTTACCATCTATTGAAGCTGGCGATCCAGAATTTGAAAAATTTGATGACGCTGCTAGTGAAGCAGAACGCATGATGGTTTATAAATATCGAAGCGAAAATGGTATTGGAGGGAATATAACAGGCGAAGAATATGGTAATATTCTCAAACAAAGTCGTCAAAAATACGGTAAAATAACAAATATTCCTATAAAGAAATTAATTGCCACAGAACCGTTCTTAGATAAAAACCATCTTGATAAGATAATGAAAGGCGAAGCCACAACTCCTTCCGACAAACTTCCTAATGTTTATAAAGTTGGAAATGCATATTACATCGGTGATGGAAACCATCGAGTTGTAGCAGCAGCATTGCAAGGAAATCAAACAGTTAAAGTACTATTGCTTGATGTCGATAAATTAAAAAATAGCTTGACATTACCAAACAAATAGGTTACAATTTTATTTTATTGGAGCAAATAAATGGGTTCTAAAAAAATAATTTTCTTTGTTGGGGTTTTGTTGGGCGTTTCTATAACTGCGCATGTTTTAAAAACAAATCAATCTAATTTAAAACCCCTAAAGCAAGATCTATCACCGATAGGTCGGGTTAACATTGATTCGCAAGAAATAAGTCCGCAGCATTTTAATGAAACATTATTGCCAAATGTGTATAAAAACTATAATCGTGAACTTAAATGTTTAACAGAAAATATTTATTTTGAGGCACGCGGATTGCATACAAAAGGACAAATTGCAGTTGGCTTAGTAACATTAAACCGCGTTATTTCTAAATATTATCCAAACACTATATGTGGTGTTGTTTGGCAGAAAAAAACAAATCCAAAAACAAAGAAAAAAGTTGCGCAATTTTCTTGGACCTTAGATAAGTTTTCCAATAAACCAAAGAAAAACACGAACACCTATCGTACTATTAAACGATTGGCAGCATTTTTATTAAATCGTGAGTCAGCTATAACAGACTTTACAAATGGTGCAACACATTACCACACTGCCAACGTTAACCCCGCATGGGCTAAAAAAATAACGTATATTGCTACCTACGATGGACATCTTTTTTATATCGAAGAAAAATAACCTTGTTTTCTTAAAACCTGTATGTTATATTGCGCTTCATAATAATAATAACAATAATGGAGAACAATAATGTCAATAACAGTAAGTGCCGCTGACCGCAAAAAAATGAAGTCAATGATTGTAGAAATGACAAACTGCCTTGAACGAATTGATTCTGAAAAAGAAGCAATGAAAGATATCGCGGAAGTCGCGGAAGACCAGTTCGGCATCAAGAAAAAATACATTAATAAACTTGCCCGTACAATGTTCAAACATAACTATGCCGATCTACAATCAGAAAACGAATCATTTGAATTTCTTTATGAAGCTGTAGTAGAAGGTAAGGGCATAGTAGAAAGTTAAACTACTGCAATACCCGTTGTAACGTCAATCCATACATTTGGACTACCAAATATTTGACCATAACACATAGCACCTGCGCCACTGTTTGCATCAGTTACAAATATAATACCACCTTCAACAACGGTTGGAAGTGTTACAAGTGTATATGGTGGTAACACTGGCACACCTGTAAACACAGGACTGGCCAATGGTGCCTTTTCTGTATCGAGTTCGTCAATGGCCGCTTGTACGTTTGTTGCTACAATACCACCGGCTGCAACATTAGTAACTTCCGTTGCTGTATAATCGCCTGCTACTGCAACAACATTCCCAGTACGGCCAAATACGTCAGTAACAGGAGCTGGGTTGGCAGTGATTTCCTGTTGAACAAAGGCAGTTGACGCTATTTGCGTTGTATTTGTTGTTGTAACTGCTGTTGGTGTAGTAGGAGTACCCGTGAGTGCAGGACTTATTAATGGTGCTTTTTCTGTGTCCAATTCATTTAATGCCGTTTGAACGTCTAAAGCCGCAATAGTACCAGCCGGAACATTAGTTATATTTGCGGCGGTATGATTTAATGCTGTACCTGCAATGTGTGTATCTATTTGTGCATGTGAATTAACACCAATATTTAATATTGCGGTATGATCAATACTTGCTTCTGTGAAATGAATTGTTGCATCTGCAATG